AGTTCGCTTTCCATTGTACTATCCTTTTTTGACATTAGTAAACTTTCGTCCACGTAGCACCCGACCGCGCTAATGCGATTGTGTTGCGGTGGACTCCATACTTCTTGGCGAGTTGCGGATAGGTCAACCCGTTTCGATTAATCCGAATAGCCTTGACCTGCTCGGCTGTTAGTTTTCGTTTTGGCATTGCTAACCCTCTGCCTTCAAGCGCTCATGCGCTCATGCGTTATTAAAGCGCTCATGCGTTACCCCATTGCTCGGCCATCGCATCGGCTATGCCTTGATATGTCTTGCTGCGCAGCTTCCACCTGTCCGCGCTCGGCCCTAGCTTGTTCTGTCCGCTTGGTGTTTGGTTTGCCCTGCGCGTTCTCTTGTCGCCCTCTAGCCTGTTCGTTTCTGAAAGTGGCGGCAGACCCTTGAGCCATAGGCAGGTTTTCTTGCTAGCATCGTCACCGAAATACCAAGGCTGGATGATTTGATCGGGCTTGCGGATGCGTGTACTGATACAGCTCACAGGGTTCTCTAACGCGATCTTGGGGATGGGCGCATCTAAGAGTAGGCGAACAAACTCTAGCGCCTCCTCGGTCTTCTGGGCGCGCCCCTCGATTCTTTTATTCCAGTGCAACCCACTAACCGCCAGATAAGTGCAGGGCGGGTGGGCTATCATCAAATCCCAATCATCGTGCAAGATATCTAAAACGTCGCCTTGGTAATGATGCGGCGAGTTATCATCTGCGGGTAGTAGATCGCAAGAAAGCGCGTAATGTCCGCGCCTCCTGAATGCCTCTCTCACTGTGCCGCTATACTCACAAGCGACTAATACTTTTAAGGGCATTTTGGTTTTCTCCCTTCGTAATCTGGCCAGTGACCCGCGCACACCATTTTCTCGTACACCTTGGCTTGTGCTTCGGCTTCGGCTACGTCCATCGAACCGACTAGACCGAGAGCGAGGAAAAAGGCGCAAGCGCCCAATATGACTTGATAACGTTTCATCTGTTGATCCCCATAAAATCCCGAATGTATGCCTTCGCCTCTTCCAGAGTTTGACATTCAAGCGTCCATCCACCAATGAACACATCAAAGGTTTTGCTGTGAAGGTCTTTGCAGATTACGCCATCATGGTAATGCATTTGCATTGGAACCTGTTTCATTTCCGTTCCTTTTTCTGTCTTTGTGAATTCAAATTCCATCCACTCTCCCGAGCCTGATTTTGTAATTACATTGGTCATTGTCATTGCCTCCAGTAAGGGCCGCGCTTAGGCGGCCTCAACGTGAACATAATCGTCTAACAAAAACTCTTTAATGTCTTCCATGCAAGCAAAGTAGCTGTGCTTAAAACGAACCAAAAGAGTTTCATCAGCATCAAAGTCGCGGAACACTACTCGATAGTTGAACTTGTCATTGCCGTCCATGATCAACGCCTCAAGGCCATCGGCATCGTTGCGGTAAGTTGCGATTAATTCCATCATTGTTTCCCTCTCAGTTAGTGGCACCCTGTGTGCCGATGAGTGAATTATTAAATAAACCTTTTACACGTGTCAAATAAATCTTTACACATTGCTTAGATCAATTTGTTATTAGGTTTGCAGGGCTTATAACTAGGGTATAATATTCTTTTACTTACAGGAGGCCATACCATGTCTGACATGCGGCACAAACTCGACAAAGAAACACGACAACGACACTTCCCAGAATACGATGGCGGCAAAGGATCGCGCCAACGTAAGAGCACACCTGAATCACGCGATAAGTTCAAGGCTAATTACGACAAGATAAACTGGGGTAATAAGTAATGGCTGCTAACAATCCAGCCAAGCAAAGGGCTATGCGCCAGGAGCAGCTTAGAACCTACTTATCCGAGAAATGCCGACTCGAGCATGTTATTGATAATATTATAAAAATGGAAAAGGAGGGGGCATCAATGGAAACCAATGAGTTGAATGCTATTAAGTATGCTACTGATGCTAGGCTGAAGCTGATTAATAAGTATCTACCAGAGTTAAAGGCTACTGAAATGACAGGCGAAGGCGGTGATGCTTTGGTTGTGTCGATACTTAAGAAGCGCTTCGACGGCGATAATTAATGCCAACTATTGAATATCACTTAAAGCCACAAGGCCGAGTATTACAAGAGTTCGCAGATTGTCGCGAACGTAACTCATTCATCATGGGCCCATTGGGTTCAGGCAAGACAGTCCAGACCATTCTCAAACTGTTCGATCTAATGTGCGAACAAGCGCCAGTTAAAGACGAGAGACACCCGAACCACGGTGTACGATTAACTCGAATCATTGCTGCACGTAATACCTACAGCGAACTATTTAGCACAACCATTAAAGACTGGATCGAAATACTGGGCGACCTGGGCGAGTTCAAGCAGGGCAACAAAGAACCGCCAACACATCGACTGGCCTTCCAACTAGAAGACGGGACCAGTGTTAGGTGTGAGGTCATCTTCATTGCATTCGACCGCCCCGATCACGTTAAGAAGGCGCGAGGTATTCAGACAACATGGGTATGGTTGAACGAGGCTAAAGAGCACAGCAAGGCCGTTGTCGACATGCTTGACCTACGGGCTGGTCGATATCCATCACCGAAAGAGGGCGCGCGACCTACGCACTATGGGATTGTTGGCGACTCGAACGCACCGGATGAAGACCATTGGTACTACAAGCTGGCAGAAGAAGAACGGCCCGAGGGTTGGGCTTTCCATCGGCAACCAGGTGGCGTTTATCGAGATGGCGAGAAATGGGTAGTAAATCCAGACGCTGAGAACCTGACCAACCTACCGACTGCTTACTATTACCGAGGTCTGCAAGGCAAGACAGATGATTGGGTTAAAGTAAACCTAGCGAACGAATACGGCTTTGTTTCATCCGGTAAACCTGTCCACCCAATGTATGTGGACTCGGTTCACTGTTCGCCTACTGACTTCGAGCCATCGAAAGACATCCCGATTATTCTCGGCTTCGACTTTGGTAGAACACCTGCTTGTGCATTCCTACAGCGTACGTCAATGGGTAGGTGGGTATGCTTCGATGAGTTCTGTTTAACTGATAGTGGGGCGGTAGATTTCGCACCGCAGTTGAAACGATACATCGACGCTAATTACCCAGAGCACAAGTTCAAAGGCTGGGGCGATCCATCGGGTGACAATAGAAACCAGGCAAACGCTGATACACCGTTTAAGATTATCAGGGCGGCAGGTATTCCCTGCTCACCTACGAATACAAACGATCCTGCAATGCGAAGGGCTGCACTTGAACTGCCGATGAAGGAAAACTGTATGGATGGCAAGCCGAGGTTCCTATTAACACCGAAGGCCAAGATGATTCGCAAAGGTCTACAAGGCGGCTTCTGTTATCGACGTATACAGGTCTCGGGTGATCGATACACTGACGAGCCTGATAAGAACGAATACTCACACCCAGTAGAAGCTCTTGAATACGCTTTACAAGGCGAAGGCGAAGGCAGGCAGGCATTGGCTAGGGCGCATGGCTTTGATCGTCCTACAACCGCTAGGGTGGCGTTTAGTGTCTTCTGATGTCTATCTAGTGTTCACCGATGATGATCGGCATTGGTGGTCGCCGTTCCTGCATCCATTCATTAGACACTGTTACGTGTTAATACCGGATCGCGGTCGATGGATCGTCTACGGTAAGACCAGGCAATACTTTGATCTTTTTACTATTGACGACCAACCGTTTAAACTTGACGAGGTGATAATTGTCAAAGCCAAGCGGAGACAATCAAGGCGCAATCTATTCATGTTGAACACGTGTGTAGGTCACGCAAAACAAATTCTAGGAATCAATGCCCCGTTGATTCTTACACCTTATCAACTGTATACGAGGTTGAAGCATGAAGAAGCCAAAGGCACCGAAGAAGACAGCGCAGGAAGTAGCAGTCGAGCGCCGTCAGACGATAATGTTGGATAAAGAAATTGAAGAGCAGGAAGATCGTTTCCGTGCCCTGTCTCGCGGCAAGCTAGGCCGATCCAGTCTATTAGCTGGCGCACCCCGAACACGTGGCGAGGCGGCAGGTCGCGGTGGTATGGGTGGCATGAGCGGTGGTACTCGCGGCACTACGGCGGGCGGCATGGCTGGCGGTATGACTTCATTGATGAGCGGGTTTGGTGGCTCATACACTCGACCATCATCGCCAAGAGCTACTCAGCAGAGGTAAGCCATGCAACTACCTGAACACCTAGGATCGTTTAATGATCTAGTAACGCGAGAGAAGAAAGCGTTTGACTCTGAAGCTATGTGGCACACTCAGCTATCAGACGTGTATGAATACTTTCTACCTCAAAGAAACCTATTTGACCGCGAGGATAAAGGTCAAAAGAAGATGGATCGCATATTCGATTCGACTTCACTGACCGCTATCCAGCAGGGTGCAAGCAAGTTACAAGAGAACATCGCACCAATCTGGGCGCGCTGGGCTACGTTCCAGCCAAGTGAACAGGTACTCAAGCTGTTAGAGTCTGGCGATTATGGTGTGTCAGAAACCGACATACGCGAGAACCTAGAAGAACAGGCTGAGATCGTTTTTGATTACATCAATCGCTCCAACTTTGGTACGCAATTCTTTGAGGCTGCACTTGATCGGCTAGTGGGTACAGCGACTTTAAGGATAGATGAGTCAGACGACGATGATATGCCCATCGTCTTTCACGCAATACCCCAGAAAGGCATAGCGTTTGAAGAAGGGCCATACGGTACGATTGAAACGC